ATAACCTTCGTGCTGCGTAGTCGGCCCTTTAATAAATGCGTATAAGGTTTACCCATAGTCTATTACTCCCCTTTGGCTTCTGCTAGTTTAGCTGCTTTACGTGCTGCTTTACGACGTGCGTTCTTCTTCGCTTTCTGCTCGTCAGTCAGCTTCGGCTTTTTGTCTTTTTTGGGCTTGTCTGCAACTTCTGTGGACGCTTCCACTTCGTCGGCTGCGGGTGCATCAATTTTTGACGCGTCTACTACTTCTTTTTTAACTTCTTCCACTACTGGCTTAACTTCGGGTTCCATCGCTAATAGCTTTTCTTCTGTTACTGGCGATTGTGCTTCTAGCATGTTCAGCTTACGTGCGTTATACAGTTGTCCAAGACGACGTACGCTACAGCCAATTCTACGCCAAGGGAACTCTTGACCTTCTTTGAATAGGCGGCCTGCGAATTTTAGTTCACGGGCTATTACGAATTTTTGACGGCTATCAAATTGTGGGCGTTGTGCCATAATGTTCTTACCTTATCTTAGAAAAAATAAAGGCCCTAAACTTCGCGTAGAGGGCCTATAGTCATTAAACCTTTACAGGTTGTTCTTACGCAACGATACCGTTGAAGAAGAAGCCAAGGTCCGCAGAAATTAACTTCTGGTCGAAGGCCATATCAATTTCAACACGGTCTGACGATAAGTGTTCCATACGGAAACGTTTAATACGTTGTCCCTGTGGTTGAGCACCTAAGAAGCCAGTCCATGAGAACGTATAACCACCTGACGGCGTCATAAGACCCGGAGTTGGCGCAGAGTACACTAGTAACGCGTGGTCGCCGCCGATGAAGCTATGCACGTTCGCAGCACCTTCCGCCGCAGTATTTACGATAGACTTCATCACGAAGATGCGTGGGATTTTGAATAGTGCCACAAGTTCTGACAATTCAATCATCGCAGGGCCGCCCGCAGTTTGACCGTATTTAACGCGGTCTACTACGTCTGGGTGGTCGGCTAGCGCATCAACAACTTTCTGACCTAGTACCAAAGTATTCGGCTCAAAACCAGTGCTTTCTAACACAGTAGTTTTCGACGTACGAATATCTTCAATTGGCGTACTGGCCGCATCGCTCCAATGTAACACTTCTGTACCCGGGGTAGGGGCCGCAGAAACACCGTTACGGTTGTTAGTCCATACACCTGTTTTAAAGAACTTAGAAACCCATAGACGTTCACGCTTGATTAAGCCCTTACGTGTAACAAGTTCCGTCGCTTCTCTATCCGGGGCTAATTCCGAATCGGTGTTCGCACGGCGTTGGTCCGAGATGTCGTGATGGAACGCGTACACTTTCGCAAAGTACGGCGTATCAGTTTCGATAGTGTAATCACCACCCGCTGATTCTGTACCCGGCGCACGTTCTTCCATTTCATCACGGTTGAAGAAACCGCGGTCGTACATAAAGTAAAGGTCTGACTGTTTACTTACCGGAATGTTCGGGAAGATTTGGTCAGCAATAAAGTTCGTTTGGTCTTGTAAATACGCTACCGAGATGTTGGTCAGCGGGCGGTTTACATGGACGTCGCCTTTAGTTGGATTCATAAATCAAAGCTCCTATAGCTCTTATTAAATTAAATTAGGGTTATACCGCTTGCTGATATTTGCTAATCAGTACTGAAATTAGCTCGCCCACTGCGCCACCCGTTAATGCGGTGCCTGCAACAAAATGCGTAGCCACTCGGGCAGTTGCGTCGATTGCACGACCTGACGCGTCGCTTTTAACTTCTTGGCCTGCTGTTACTGTAGCGCCTGCGATTACTTTTACAACACCTGAGATAGATACCTCAGATACTTCGCCTGCTGCTGCTGTCGCTTCACCGGGCTTGTCTTCTTGCAGGCCAACCATGCGTTCACCGATTCCGGTAATTGCAATTGTTTGGCCGTTAGCATCTACGTTAACAAAGCGGAACTGGTTTGCTGATAGGTCCGCTGCTGCTACTAACGAGATTGCTACTTTTGCGTTTACTAATGCCATTGTTTACTCTCCAATCTGGTTTAACTTAAGCGTTTAGGCTCTCGTTGTAAAGGGCTTCACCCGCTGGTGTTGCTAGGACCGCCTGATAACTTTTAGCGAACGTCGAATCAGCGTTCGCGGCTAAATGCTCTTTAGCCAATACGTCTAGCTGGTCATCTGCTGAACCACCCGCGCTAACTGACGACGGACCACCTTTGCCTTTGGCTACAAAAGCGCTTCCGGCCGCTGTGTTTGACGCCGTAAGGGTCTTCATAGCTTCGGTACGCAACGCTTCATCTTCGATAGCATCAACGGACTTGAGGATAGCTGAACGTGTTTCTACACTACCTGTTAAGTTGCCTAGCTCTTCGTCAGCACGTTTTGCGAGTTTAGCTACTGCGCCCGCTTCAACTTCTGAGTTTAAGCGTTTAGTTAGCTGGTCGTTCTGTTTAGCCATGCTCACCATACGTGGGTCATCTGACTTGCGGAACTCGGTGCCGGACTCGTCCGTATAGATTACCGGGTCAGCTTTCAAAGCTTCTTCGATGTCTAATGCACGTTCAGTATGCGACTTACCTAAGAATGATTCCTGACCTTCTTCGCCAAGTTTCGCGTGGTGCGATTTTTCGGTGTCCGTTAGACCACCTAGTTTGACGGCCGCTTTTAGTGCCGTCTTCGCGATGCCTAAATCTTTTTTAGCTTTCGCTAGTTGCTCTTCTAAAGTCATTCGGTCTTCTCCAAGTGTTTTAAATACAGTGGTCTTACTTAAACTGTCTTCTAGGTCGCTAACATTACCATGATTTTCTAGATAATCAAAGGTTTTGTTTAGTGAACCTAAAAGGAAGCTCTGTACTTCCACTGCGGATATGTCATGGGTGTGCCCGTCATTCTCGCTTACAACGAAGTTACCCGCTGCGTCAATAACGACGGAATGGTAGTGCGACGAGTCCGAAGCATTGCCGCTGGCATAGCCCACATCTAAGTATAGACCATCTTCGTAAAAGCGCACACGAATACCGTGTTGATGCCCTTCATTTGAACTAGTTAGCAAGTCAACAAGGTCGCCGCTCTTATCCACTGGTTGAATAGTATCATCTTTGTGGGACTTAAAAAAGGTAACGTCCGCATGAGGGTTAGCGCCACGGGCTGTGAGGGCAACCGCAGTTAGCTTAGTCATCACCATAGTACGCGGCTTACCGTCGTCATGGGGCGTCAGTTTCTTTACGTTTTTCTTTGGTGCCATTACTCTATAACCTCTCGGGTGCAACTACCTTCAATGCTGAACATCAACTTGTTCTTAATCGCATCTTCGTAATCGTCTGCGTTGGGGATTTGAAAACTTCCGAAGTGACCCAGCTTTTGTACCGGGATGTCATCCATCGGAATACCTGTTATTTCATGAACTAGCATTTTAGCGAATTCTTCGGTGTCAATCAAGATATTATCAATGAGGGTGCCCACTGACTCGCCCGCGTGGTCAAAGTTCGCGCTGCGGTACTCTTTCGAGAAGTCAACGTACACCTTGCGGTAACTAGCGATGTCAACGGCTTCATTGTCGCTATCCATCACAGTCTCGCCGTCTATCTTGAACACGCTGAACCAACCACCAATTATCTGCTGATTCGCGTCTTGCTTGAAGACACTGCCTTCTGACGTGTATTTCTTATCACTCATATTATAGTTACTCCGGCTACTTGGCCTATTGGTAAAAGTCGTGTGGTTACGAGGCAACGGCATTGTATCGTTTCGTTGCCCGGTGCTGTTTCGTCCCCCGGGTACATGAGCGATATGCCTGCATCAGAGGTGAACGCTTCACCGTGTCCCCGTTGCTGCCCTTGCATACCGTCATGTGTGTCACGGACGCGGTTATCTTTCGCACGGTTCCAAGTTCGCAATAGCCTTTCTCTTTCGAGGATGCCCGTTGCTACCGCTTGGTCGTACATAAGGTTATTACCCTTATGCGCTGCGGCTAGGGCTTCGGTTCGTGCTATCACTTCCGCTCGATGCCTTACACTGCGTTCAATGTAGCGATTGACCATCTTATCAATCTGCTTCGCTGATAGTGGCTCACCCGAGGATATCGCATTTTCAACTGAACGGTCAAACCTTGCATCACGTAGCGCTCTATTTAACGCTGCCGCGCTATTACTCTCAAGGGCTCTACGGTACGACGCAACCGCTTTATTCTGGTTAGGCGTTAGCCCGATAGCATCTCGGAACCGTCGCGCTTGTTCTAAAGGGTTATCACCGTTAGCGATGCCCTCGATTAATGTCTCCCGTATTGTTTGCATCTGCGATTCACCAAGGCCCTGCATGATTCTTAACTTAGTATCACGCATTGCGCTTACAGCATGTTCGTTTGTCTGGTCAAAGCTTACTATCACCTTGAGCGCCGACTGTAGGAACTCTGCTGTACTCTCCCCTGACGCGGCGATAGCTGATACCACCACGTTAGAGAACTTAGCTATGGACTGTTCCACCTTTTCGAGGGCTTCGGTTAAAAGGCCCTGTTCGATTAGGTCTGCTATCTCGGTTAATATCAGCTCACTTTTAATTGAGCCCATGAGTACTAAGAACGCGGCGGCAAAGTCCTTCTCGAATTCACTTACTAACCCGTCTATACGCGATAGCGGGTCTATGTCGTCCTGCTTCTCTACTCTACTACACATTCGAACAACGCCCCCGCCGGGTCCCGCACTACGCCTTTTTCTGCGATTGTATGGTCCTCGTTTTCAATGAAGATAAGGTCCCCCGGTTCTGGGCAGATACCATCAGGTAAACTCGCGCCTAAAATACCGATACTTTTAGCACTATACTGCGTCGTGGTCCCACTACGGTATCGAAGCGCGTTGTCGTCCACGAAGCCCCTCCCGGGGTGTTCTGTAACGACTGTTATTTGCTTCGTAGAGTCACTAGGGTCGCGGCTCGTAGATTGCTTTTTAAGGGTGAGAGGGAATACCAATTGCCCCATGTTTTTGTTTAGTAGCTGGGCGATATTCGCCTTAAATATGTTAGGTAACTGCGACATTATAGAGGTTTCCTATATCCGAAGGCGTCCTTGTCCGTGAAGCCACTTTCTACATCTGTCCCACTGACACACGGCGTTAACCCGAGTGCTGCGTCACTGCCTAGTAGGTAATGCCCGATGATATCCATAACGATGACCGGGAATCTTGTACCCTGCGTAACACGGAAGAACTCCATTGATGCGGAGCCTGCTTTCATGCTCTTAATATTAGAGCCTGTGGCGTCGTCGCTTTCCAGTACTGACGCGTCCAATAACAGTGTAAGCGCGTACTCGAATTGTGCCTCGCTTACGTCTAATAGCGACTGTGCGGGCGTAACTGATTCACCCTCAAGACCTGTTAGACCTGTACGCGGAAACGCTAACGTTTGGGTGCTAACTTCCTTCTCTCCACGCCAACGCATACGCTCTAGAACTCGGGTGGCTTCCACCATTCCCGAATCGCGCAGAGGTTCGCTAAAGGCAATCCACGTCGCTGCACGGATAGAGTCCGCAAAGTACGTGTCTGCATCCGCTCGGGGCGCGTAACTATTTGTCCCTACAACTAAAGCCATTATTTACCTCCTAATAGTTTATCGACTTCGGCTTCTATGTCATCTGGTGTCGGGGGCTCTTTGCCCGTTAACGCCAAGTCGTCAAGAACCTGTACCAAGTCTATACGTGAGGTGCCAAGTAAATCGCGTATCTCGTTAATGATAGGGTCATCGCCCATAATCGGAGCGCCTGCACTTGCAAGGTCTTTAAGAGCTGTTGTAATTTCTTCAACATCTTTAAATTTAATCGCTTCCGGTTTAAAGCTAGGCTTCTTCTGTAAGTCCAAGCCATTATGTTCGCCCAATACTGTAACTATAGACTTCCTGTACGATTCCGCCAACTCCATTAACGTAGAGTCAACAATTAAAAAGAAGTTCTGCGATTTATCGCGTGATAACGCTTCTGACCCACGGCCGTCGGCACCCAGTAACAACGCTTCAACACCGAGCAATCGCGCAATTTCATGGTTAAGTCTGTTAATCGCTACCGCTATCGCTTCCTGAGAAGAGCTAGAACCGTTTAAAAGCTCTACGCCCCACTTGTCCTTGCCTGAGACTGCTTCCGCCGTGTCCTTGGCTCTGTAGGCGCTAGAATCTATCATCATGCCTAACTTAGCACTCTTGATATGGTTCGAGACGAAGCTTTTCAGTGGGCATAGAATCTCGTCGCGTTCTGCCTTCGTTATCTCACCGCGTCGTACTAATTCCGCTAAATCTTCTAACGGTGCCTTAACTACCGGGATACCGCGTAGGTCTGTTTCAAAGCCGAACGCTTCTAACTGCTCATAGCGTTTTAGCTTATCAACCGTTTCTACAATGTGGCGGAACAGTCCGATACCTTCTGGTACATCGGTGATACTGTCATCAGTGATATACACTAGCTTTTCAATTTCGAGGTATATCTCTGAAAAGTCCTGCGCGTCGCGTTGTACTACACCGATTACTTTCCCTTTTTCAAGGTCCCAGCGCTCGATAGTATGTTGCGGTCTTGGCTCAATATCCAAGAAACCTAAGCGCCCATCTATCCGGCGTTTAAGCACCCACTCTTGTATGCAGAACCCATAGAAGCGGTACATCGCTGAACGTCGCACGATACGATACCAAGGGGTTTCCATATCATGTATAGCCGATTCTAACAGCTCTGCGTATTCTATGGCCTCTGGGCTATCGTCAAACGGTTCTACGTTCCACTGTGCCTTAGATATTAAGTTAAGGAAATATCGCACCCCTGCGCCCACAATGGACGTATTAGCGAGCATATCACTATAAGTTATGAACTTCTTCGAGCCGATTAGAGAGGCGTGTTTCTCTTTCTCCTCAATAAAGCCGTTGTAGCTCGCGTAGCCGGGGGAGCCTTTCGACTCCATAGGGTTTGTCTTACCCTTGTCACCCCCGCCCGTGTCGAGCCTTTTCTCAACTGTCGTTTTCTTCGCCATTACCTGCCCTTACTTTTCTGCTGATTTGTTTAACACCGTACTTCGCTAGCCAATTGATAGTAGCTCTGCTCGGTCCCCGGCCTCTAAGTATACACCATATTTTAACGAAGAAGATTACGGGACGCAACCAACACCGTTTTTTCAACTGTATAGGGGCTTTCAACTTGTCCCGCTTGACCTTATCGCCTTTGGATATTTCCTCAAGCTTTGAATCTGGTTTATCACCCATAGTACCCATAGGACTCTCCCGGTTTAGCATCTGATTGTTTATGTGTCTCGCCGCCAACTGGTATGACGTTTTTGTTCATCAACATATCTTCCACAGCATCCATCAGTGGGTCAATTTGGTCATCGTGTTTGTGGGCCATTAACGGGCTGAATTTACGGCACTCGTCTTTAAAATCGAATATCCAATCAGCGTTCAATGGTAGCCAAACATTACCCGTTGTGATTTGTGGGACCACACCATATGCACGGGTGACTTTATCTTTAGAACGCTGGATACCTTTAATCGGAATCAGCGTGGTCTTTTTGATGTTCTGAATCAAACTTGACCCAGACGATTTATCTTCCACTTTTACCACGGTGCAACGTATGCCTTGGCCCTTACACCACGTTACCATTTTATTCCAAAACTCGGTAAATGTCTTCTCCAACTCGGGGGCTTCTAGCTTACCCCTAAATTGTTCGATTAAGATGATACCCATGCTAGGCGAATATGCCCACGCTTGCAGTACCGTGTAATCGTTATGTTCTTCTTTCTTCTGGGCCGTATCCGCATAGATTCTCATGTACGCTAAATCTTTAGGCAACACAGTCCAGTACTTCCACCATTCGTCCTTGAAGATCGTACCGCCTTTAGGCGTAGGACGTTGTCCGTACTGCGACGCTGTAGTATATGGGTCTGTTCGCTCCATCTCTACTAGCTTTTCTGCTGTGTGCTTAAACGGCCACAGCGGCCCCTCGTCGAGGTCATACTCGATAGGTATACCATGGGTATACTCTTTAGGATACCAGTCTTTAACGGGCCCCGGTGGGACTGGTGTAGGGAGTAACAAATGGTGCCACTTCTCACCCGTACCGCCTGTGAGTAAATACCCGCTTGGGTCCTCTTCATGAATACGCTGCATAATGAGAATCATTGGCGTTTCATCTTCAATCGCTAAACGACTCTTAAACGTGTTCATGAAGCGGTTATTAATCTTCGCCCTTTTGGTTGGCGAGTACGCATCATCCGGCTTAATTGGGTCATCGAAAATAAAGGCACCTTGGAAGCCTGTTTCGAATCGGCCCGCACGGAAACCAGTAATCGCACCACCCGCAGCAACCGCATATACGCCGCCACCTTCTTCGGTGTACCATTTCTTCTTCGACTTCGAATCTTGACGAACGTTAAGGCCGAACAGGTCGTTGAACTCGGGAGAGACTACAATATCCTTCGTCTTCTGGCTGTTCTCTAATGCCAAGTCACCGGAATACGTCGCGTGAATAAACTTGGCTTTGGGATTGATTGCTAGGCCCTGTGACATAAACAAAATAACGGCCATCTCGGTCTTGGTGTAGCCCGGTGGCACGTTAATGATTAGTCGCTTAATCTCACCCGTAAATACTTTCTTTAATGTGTTAGCCATCACTAAATGGTGCGGGCTAATCAGCATTTTCATTGCTTCCCTGTGCTTGAAGAAATACCGACTATACGCAAGGTTATCGTTTAAGAGCAAATGCTTTAACATCCGCTTCTCGTTACGCGTCCACTTGACTGCATCTTCCTCAACCATGTTGTTGTCTTTATCTACAGCCATGGGTTTAATACTCGTGGTTGAATTTTTTAGTGAACATCCTAATTTCAGACTTCGTCAGCTTCTCAATTTCCTGCTGCCCTTCCGCCGCGCCGTTTAAATCGGTCTGTCGCTTCTTAGAATGTGTGTACTCTAGGATAAGTTTCGTAGCCGCTTGAGACTCACCAATGGACACTTTCGCGCCCTTGTATTTCTCGCGGACAACGTCCACTAATTCCATCCAGTCGAAGTCGTCGGGAGCACAGCCTTCGCCGTTCTGATTCTCAAGTCTTTCAACCATATCATAGATTAACGAAGTGTTGCGGGGGTCTGTACCACTCGCTACCTGCATGAGGAATTCGAATGGTTGCGGGGCCCCTAACTCTTCGCACATCGCTTGGATTTTTTCTTCTAAAGTTTTGATAAAAGCCCCCTAATTGGTTCCTATGTATGAAAGCATACTACAGGATAAAGGGGGTTTATAACAAATGGTTTTTACAGGAAGTGTCCCATACCCGCGTAAGGCTGGTAGTTCCCATGTACTATTTTCACCTTACGAGTTACCTGCACAGTGACCGACGCACAGATATTATCCCCTTCACCGAACCCGTGCCCATTGGTCTTCGGGATACTTCGGACAAGCTCGTTTATAAGGACTTTGTTATCGTGGTCAAACGTCGTGGCCTGCTGCAAACTATCGGTAAACGAAAAAGCGTTCTTCGCGGTCCCGTTAGTTCTGCATCGGCCCTGAGAGATTACAAGATAACCCCCGTTATCCGCGATGAATACTACTGCTCTAGTCGACATTTCGGTTCACCACTTCAAGGTTGTACGTGTATTTAGCAAGGACCACATAGGCCCCGTTACCGTTCTTGTTTTTCGCGATAACCCCGGTGCGTTGAGCCTTCTTAATCATTAGGCGGGCGCGATACATGCCGTCCTTAAATTCTTTCTCAACTTGGCGAAGTGTCCACGATACGCGGGCACAACCCATAACCCGTAGGCACTCGTCATCGTTATCATAAAGTTTCATGGCGTTCTCCTAAAGTGTATCAGGGTTAAAACGGTATTTACGTAGGTTCGCGGTTGCGTCGGTTTCTTTGTGTACTTCCTGTGTTTTACGTGTAGCAGATTTATGTACGAAAGTGGACGGTTCCTGTTCATCTTCGAATCGCGGTTGCGTTGGTGCATCTCTGTCGTCTACCGAACATGGTATCGGGTGCGTCTCGTTGAAGTAGCGTGGGTCTACTGGAACAGGAACCGCAGTATGCGGGTGCTCTACCTTCATGCCTTTGGCTGTCGCATAAGTCACGGCGCGGTACGTGCAACCCTTGACGAAGGCCCCGATAGTTTGGATACATTCGACCATTTGATTGTAATCTTGGTGCGGTGCGCCCATGGCTGTCATTGTGGCCTCGCGCATAACGCGGCGTAACCGCTCTCTGAGCATAGTATTGACCTTAGTGTTGTCATCGCTATGGCAAGGGGTAAAAGGGGCTGAAAACGTCGGTTTGCCGTCTTCTAGCTGACTTGCATATACTGCGTCCCCTGCTTGTACGTCATCTAATACTGTGCATCGGCAATTTGGGCCTAATAGTTTAGGGGCTACGCCCATCATAGCAATGGTAGCCTTTAAGATGGCTTCCGCGGCATCCGCTGTAGGTGAGTTAAATTCTTTGCTAGACATCATCATATGCTGGAAGTCTGCGAAGCGTCGCTCTTTCGCCCCTGCACGTAATGCGTCAACGTGACCTGTCGCGAACAAGAAGTTATACCCGCTTTTGCCTCGACGGCGAAGGGCTTCTCGCTCGGCGCGGTCGCGGTTCGTTTCTTTCTGCGGGCTTTGATGGATAAAGGCCGCCGCTGCACGTTGTTCAATATCCGAGTAATCTACATCGGCTAGGCAGTAGTCATTTAAGTGTTTTTCTATGTCCGCGTTTAGCGGACGTGCGGGCGGCAGTTCCGGCCAACGGTTGCCAATGTAACGACCTGTTACGGAATAGTCCGGGCTGTTAGCCAAATCTATGCCCGTCCATACACGATGGTCGAACGATAGTGCTTCCACATGGTCGTCGTGGCGGTCTTCGAATTTCGCTATGTCGCTTATGAAATCGCTTGCGGCTTCCAAATGTGGGGCGCAATGTCCTTCTTCGAACTTCCACGCGGTATTTCGGACGACTTCAAATGCGGTTGCGTCAATCCAACGGTTTCGGCTGGTCATGCCTGTTGTCTGTACGCTGTTATTATCGGGATTGTACCCGGTGATGACGTACACGTCGCCCACGATGAATTGGCCGTTGGTGTTTTGCATTGCTCCGCCCAGAAACTTTCCGAGCATAGGTATTTTGAATTGATTTAACGATGGTGAAATGTTCATAGTGTTGTTCCCGTTTGAGTTCACGTTCTTCGTTTAACATATCTTCGGTCATTAAGTCATGGCCTTCGCGTTTAAGCATCTCCACGACTTGCGATGTATGTCCTGATAACCCTAATACTAGTATACGTTGTCGATTACGCAAGTTTATTTCCTCTTTTTTAATACGCAAGGCGTAAATTCTTCGGGCCGAGGACCAAGAAGCCCTTAGCGTTTATCTCCGGCTCAAATGCCGGAAGGTTCCGAGCATCCGGGAAGCGGTCGTTTTCCTCAAACCACTTGGCGAACTTTTGGAAGTTTAGAAAGCGTTTCCCAAGGCGGTAGCCTCTCATGCAGTCTCTATCATCGCGGTTTGCGCAATCAAGGTAGCACCGTTTTAGTAGTTCCATCCACGTCTTGAAAGCCCGGGTGTCCTTGCCGTTCTTTTTGGTTGGGTACTTGCCAACACCGATATAGCCCAGCCCGCGAAACACCCCGGCTTGCTTAACTGCCTCCTCCGGCGTCTTCGCTTTAGCACGTCGGATTTTCTCTTCCCCGGGCGCGTTGTCTATCTGGCGGAGCTGTAGCATTTGTGCTGGTTGGATAATCTCGTTATATCGCTTGGCGTATCCCGGCCACCGTTCACGCGCCTCGGGGTCCTTCGCGTTCCGGCGAGCTTCGACCCGGAGTTTCGTCGCTTGGCGTTCTTGTCGGAGTTGTTCCGACCTCGCATCTTTGCATCGGCCCTGTTCGGCATATCTTCTTAGTGCGGCCTTTTTCTTGGCGTGTAGTTTGGTTCCCGCGGGTAATGGGTAAAAGACCTTCATCGCCTGTGGCGTCCCGGGTAAGAAGTGCGATTCTACGTGGTGCTCTTTCACATCTTTGTCATACACTAGTTTTGTTGACTGTCGCGAACCGCGCCACACTGCCGGACGGACTATGGACAGGTGACAAGTCTTCGCGCTGTACTTAGGACTGATTAACGCCACCATCTTACCGTCTACTCTGCGACGCTTCTCTACAAGCAACTCGGGAGCGTTAAAGACTACGAAGCAACTCTTTTCAGTTTCTAGCGCAGCCTCGCATTTTAAGTACCATGCAAGGAAGTTCTCGAAACAACACCAACTGTCGCTTATATCAATCGTGTTGTAGTAACCTTTAGAACGGTCCGTCACTTTCTCTAGGAGCTTGCGCCACTTGTCGTATATCCGTGGGTGCTTCACCGTGAGCCCGGACCCTTCGTGGTAGCCCAGCCCGAATACTGTTAATTCTGTCATAATCCAATCTCTCTGTAGCGGTTATCTTAAGTATAGTTCAAGTTCGTGGGGCTAGCCAATCTCTACGCAAGATTAAGACTATTGTTGCTTAACCCTTTTTAAAATTTTTAGAAAAAATTGTGACCCCGGTTTTTCTGAGATAAGCAAAAGCTGTACGGTAGATATTATCCTAGCCTTTGCTTCCCGTCAATTAAAGAATTGCTCTTCCCTAGAGCCCTAGAGCTTAAGGTGTACACTCTTTCGTAGCGCTGGAAATTTTCGGGCAGCAGACATGAGAGATTCTGGCTAATTCTGGGCGGTTCTGACGTTTTATCGTTATTAATCAATGACTTACATGTAAACCGAAAGCTCGCGTCCCTAGAGCGTTTAAAGCTGATTCTCTTTATATATCATGAACTTACAAAGGTTATTCGCCCGGGTGGGATAATCACAGCATCAAGGGCTTAGAAGCACTGGGCTAATAAACTCTTATACTTCATAAGCTTACATCACTTTCGTTTGCGGCTAGGATTTTAAACCCTTCGGCGTCCACTGTCTGATTCGCCTATGTTGTTGTATCCAAAGGTTTTAGTGCGATTGTGTCCACTGTGTGTCCACTGTGTGTCCACTGTCTAACGTTGGGAACTGTAACCATTTCATAAGGTTAACTAACATCCGTCCACTGTTGAGGTTTTTTAACGAATCACACAGAGGAGAGGCATAAAAAGCGTTGTTTCTCTAGCGCTCTAGGGCCCTGTAGCTATATTAATTATTGGAATGGTAGACCTAGGGACAACTTACTTACTCTCTCTAATATCTTTTAAAACCTGTCAGTTAACTAACTTTTTGTATCCTTATGATTTTACTCTATTATTCTTTTAATCCTTTAATGTGTTAAAGAATTAATCACTTATAACTTATTGATACCTAGCGCTTTATCGTGTCCACAAAGGTCTGTCCATTTCCCACCTGAGAAATAGACCTCTAGACACAGTGATATAGTGACCTGTAAAAGAGCCCTATTATATACTTATGATGACCACACCACACAGCGTTAATATCACATGTAAGTCATTGAAGTAATTGGAATACTTGCGTTGCCTATCCATTGCCCGGGTAGCTTTGGAGATCGTGCCCAGCCCCAGTACCAGAAGCAGCCCCCAGAGGCCCGGAAGCGCTTAAAAAGGCCCGTCCATACCCTTAGTGGGGTTAGGGCTTCGGAAGCTCTAGAGACGCCACAGAGGCCCGGGAGGTGATGCCGTGGAAGCTTCCCCAGAGGCCCCAGAAGGTTTTAAAAGTGCTCATATATAGAAGGGTTCGCCAACAAGATAATCCCGCGCTAGCGCTTCGGAAGCTCTAGAGCGTCGAACCTGTGCCGGGGTGTGGACACGAAAAGAGGCCAATAATTAAATTGAAATTAATTGCACTATATAGTGGCGCTTTTCGATTCCTGTCCTATCCTTAAGTTAAGAAGACCAACGCGACACACAAACGGAGTACAACATTATGAACTTACACCATAGAGCCCTAGAGCAACGAGCCAACCCAGAGCGCCACACGTTCACCATTCACAACATCTACACAGGCAACAGCGAAGTTGTAACACTCGCTAGAGAGACAGATTGGTATTACGTGGTGTGGGTTAAAATCCCTAGCAACGGTCGTTTTGTAGAACGTCGTTTTCATAAAGCGACCATGTGTATTGACGAGCTATGTCTATATATAGAAGAGAAAGCCGAAGAGGCCCCAGAGCCGCCGCACTTCTGCCCAGCCTGCGAAGGCTACCACAAAGCCGACGAGATGACATCTAGCGCTTGGGTTACGGCCCCAATATGTATAGACTGCGCAACCAAAGAAGAGGACGCACTAAGCGCCACATTAACCGGGATTGATTGCTCTATTACCCATGATATGCGCCCGGTACTAGACGACGCAGGCCGACGTGATGAAGTTATCGAAGCCGTGCTAGAGATGAATTATATTGGCGGACATCTCCCGGGCTACCATTTCACCCCGACACTAAGACACCTACCGCGCAACCTGTTTGCATTCCGTCCTAACACAGGCCACCCGGGCAGCCCTAACGAGATGATTAACCGCCTAGGCTACTACGTGGTAATGGCATCAAGACACAACAACGTGCGGGCACTTTACGACGCGTCGGGGGCCTATGTTACCCACGGCCAATACGACGAGATACACACAGCATTAAACCAAATCATTGCGGGAGTATAGACCATGCGAAACCAAGACAAACAAGATGTAACAAGCATCAAATTTCACCGCCGCGGACGTGCTAACCGTGAGATATTTTTTAAGACGCCACAGAACAGAGAGCGAGCACGAACCAGAGCACTAAAAATCGTCGCCGCTTGTCCGTCAATAGTGTGGGCCCAGTCATTCGTTAACCGTTCCAATTCGTTTATATAGGGGGCAACATGCCACACTTAACACTCGTCGAACAGCCAACACTAAACCAATACATTGCGGCTAATTTCCTAGCGTGTTTTCGCGCCGGGATGACCTCGAAAGAAACCTATGATTTTATCCGCGAAAAGGGGGTAACACAGCCGGAACTAATGGCCTTTGTTGAATGGCGGAAGACCAACCCGGCCGCGGAGAAATACCGCCGTAAAGTTTATTAATATTTATTTAGCGTCTTTGGTGGCGCTTTTCTAATGGTGTACTATTCTTAGTTGTGTAAGGCAAACCAATTCAAATTTTAACGGAGTGTTACCATGGAATATTCGCAAGCAACAGCAACCAAACAATCAGCGCTTATCAACTTCATCGAAGGCAAATTAAACGGCGAAGAGAAAGCCACTTTAGAAGCGCTAGCAGTACAAGCCCGCCCGGGTACATTAGCCGCCGCACTACTAGCCGACGTACTAACAAACGATTTTGACTACGACAACAGCGGCTATCTAGTAAATAACCTTTGGCAGTGTGTTTACACAGCCCGCGAAATTAACGGTTTATACACAGTGTTAGTGCGTTACATGGAAGCGAAAGAAGCAGCCGCAGCAACAGCACCAAGCGAGCACATGCAAGCCGCAGCCGACGCCCTAACAGATAGCGACGATGATATTAATATAGGCGCTAATGCTAACCAAGCTCTAGCGTCGCGTTGTATGACCATCATCAAAAACCCTGATGCAATGGCGGAGTTACTAAAAGAAGCTGTGACGCTGTTTGCCACGCACAACAACACGGATAATGAGACGGTATTATTAGCCTACAAAGCGGGGCACCTCGTAGCCGTCAAAGACCTCGACCGCCTAATACAACAATCAGTGATAGAACTCGCGAAAGCGTCATTCACTTGGGTTAAAAAAGAATTAAGATAATTTGCGTTACCGGGTGGCACTTCCCCGGAAGTGTCCTATACTTAAATTGTTAGGCAAATACCATCATTTAACAGGGGCACATTATGAGCACATTCGAAACTAAACTAGATAACGTCTGCGGGTTTATCGGTCTATCAATAGCCGTAACAATAACCGCGGCGCTAGGTGGTTTTACTGTTTGGATGTTGTTTGCGATTGTCTCTAGCTACCTATAACAAATCGAGGTTTTTATTATGTCAGCGTCTTATGTTAATTTCAAAATGCCACGCGCCCGCACTGAATCAGCTTTCATTGTGTACCCATTCAC